TCCAGAGCAGCCATGCGCCGCTGCCAATAGTCTCTATTCTGTTTTCTGTCCTTCGCCATCTATATCACCGTCTTCCGGCGCCTCCTGTCCAAATGCCTGCTGGTATGGGTCCATCCGCTGCATCTTCTTTTCTTCCTCTTCCTCCATCATCTGCATGGCTTCGTCCGCATCATCCACCCACGGGTGTTTTTGCAGAATCAGCTTTAAGGGGAGCAGCCCTACAGACTTGGCGCAGTTATCAATCAGCTCCGTTTCATTGACCAGGATATTACGATTGAACGTGATATCAACCTCTTCCTGTTCAAAGTCACCCTGTCCGGTATTGGCCAGATGCTGGTCTACAAACCACAGCAGGTCCTCAAAGGCTGCCTGATACTCCGTCTCCATATCCTGGGCATCCAGCTCAATGTCCTGGTAGATGGTCTGTATGTGCATCTGATTGGCGTCCCCGGTCAGCCTGGCATCCTTGGCGTCATAGGTTTTGCAGTTCTCAATCAGGGCTGTCTTAAATATCTCCAGAATGGCACTGTAATTCTCTGCATTGACCTCCACCGTCAGAGCACGCACATCACCTCCGGCGCCGCTTCCGTCATTGCGTACCTTCACTGCCCCATACTGGCTTAGATTCTTCCTAAACTCACCCAGGTTAGTCCCATCATAATTGACAATAATCAGAATCGTGTTCCGTGCATCCTCGCACATGTTATTCTCAAACGTGCTGACCATCAGGTTAATGCCGTCCTGCAGGCTCTTGCAGCATTTAATCAGCGGGAGCTCATGGGCATTTCGTTTGAATGGTATAAGCGGCACTCTCTCCCAGTTATACGGCACCTCCTTGTGCCGGCCGTCCGGATCGTGCTGTTCCACCAGGTAATGAGCGCCGGAGGGATGCATTACATCCGGAATCAGGTGGCTGCCATCCAGCTGGTAACGGTCAATACCGCTGCGGGAATACAGCTCGAAAAATTCATAGGTCTTTTCTGTATCGCCTTCGTATCCATCAATCTGATATAGCCTGCCAAAGCAGTCCAGCTCTGTATGCTCCTCGTCTGCCCAAAAAGGAATAATCTCGTAATTGTTGAACCGCTTAAACAGCAGCTGGCCCTGCTCATTATAGTAAGGGTACAAATACCCAATCCCTCCATTGATGGAATCCCCAGCCACGCGCTTCAAGGAACGCATGAACTTCTTGTCCAGAGTGTATTTCAATGCTTTCGCATACTGGTCATTATCCGCAGTAAGCGAAAAGGGCTTTGAAAGCAGGTAGTTCTTTTTCTGGTCAACGGCCTTCTGGTACTGATTATCTACAATCCGGTTGTCCGGAAGGTTCTTCACCGGCTCCAGCTCCCCATTCTCATTGATGACCGTCCTGGGGGTATGGAGGATATCGTGGTCGCCCTGGTAATACCGTTCGGCCAGAATCATAGTGCGACGGACCGGTGACTGTTTCCACTTCTGTATTTCCTTCTCCAGGAACCGGATGTCTGTCATTCTGGTCCTGGCGCCAGCGTTTACTATGGCATTGATACGCCTGGTCTCACTGCCGTAATCTATCATAGTCCTCACCTTCTTTCTCAATCAAAACTGAATGCGCTGCCGACGCCGATTTTTTCCGCAATGCCTGTGGTCGCATCCGGTGCATCATCATGCCCGTTCCGCCCTTCACGCTGATACTTAATCATTGCGCTGTGGTACTCCGGCCAGCGGTTCTTCCAATCCTCTGGAAAATACACATGCTGCATTACCCAGGCTGAATTGGAATAGATCCGGGCCTGCTTATTCTTCGTCTGGCTGAACCACCGTATCACTGTATGGTTGCTTCCCAGAACTTCCTGCAGGATCCGTTCCACACTCCGGGCAAAGCTGCGGCCGCCGTTATTGGATTCAATGTCTGATACATTAACCAGCCCTTCCAGCAGCATCCTGGCCGTGGCCGGCTCCGTGACCTCCATGGGCTCTTTCGTATACAGCACATCCAGCACATAAGCCTCATTGGCAAAGGTAACGCCGTAGTTGATGCTGCACAGGCAATCCTCTCCGGTGTCGGCCGTATCCGTGTAGTTCCGGATCTCCTTAAACTGCGGCAGCTCCCCGGAGTAGGTCTTAAAGCTGGTGTACAGCCTGCCCTTTAAGTCAATAGGCTCTTGCTGGTAGTTGGCAGACGCAATGTCGGCGCCCATGGCCTTAATCTTGGCTTCGTAGGACTTCCTGGACAGGACTTCCGAACAGAGCATTGCCCCATCATCCTGCAGAGCCTTCATGGAGATATGCCGCATCCTAGCCCCAGCCTCCTTGAAATGTTCCAGCGCCCGGCCTGCCAGGTCATCACTGGCCCAGCGGGTCATGATAATGATAATCTTCCCGCCCTCTTCCAGACGGGACAGCATTGTGTCCGTGAACCAGGTCCAGTGCTTCTCTTTGGTCAGCTCGTTGTTGGCCTCCTCGGCGTTTTTGATGAGGTCATCAATGATAAGCAGAGACGCGCCGAAACCTGTTGCTGTACCGGTCGGGGACGTGGCCAGGTAGTTGTTGTATCCGCCCTCCAGGCTCCAGAGATTCATGGCGCCGTCACCGCGCTTGATGGATACCCCCGGGAAGATATCGGAGAATACAATCCGGTTCTCATCTGCTTTCTCCTCCTGGATGTCGTTTCGGACATTCTTTGAGAACATGGTTGAGAGTGTCTCATTGTAGGAACCGGTCATGATTTTCTGTGTCCGGTCATTGCCTAGCACCCATTCAACCAGGAGGCCTGCCGTCCGGCTCTTGCCATGCCTGGGCGGTTCGTTGACCACCATAACCTCATCCTCAGACTGAATGAAGTCCTGGAACTCATTACAGAGGTCAACCAGGTACTGCCTGTCTTCTTTGTAGAAGTCAGGAGCTTTTAAATGGCAATAAAAAAAGAACTCGCGTCTTGCAAGCTCTATCTTCGCCCCTCTGATTATGGTCTCTCTATCCACCATGTATCAGCTTCTTCAATTCTTCGGTTGTCAGGTCAGCGTAAGGATTATTAATACCAACCTGGCCGGATAGCTCCACCTTGTCTTTGAACATCCCCATATGGCGCCCCAGGAGCTCCAGGGCTCTTAACCTGTCATAGGTTTCCACATTTATTCCAAACTTTGTTTCCTTGATTGCGGAGATAGCCGCCCGTTTTTCTTCTGGCAGTTCCGCTGTCGGGATTATCCTGACCACATCCCTTGTCCGCACCTGGCCAGTATCGGGATCCACCACATAAGAGTTATTACGGATGACCGGCTCTCGCACAACCTGTGCAAAATCGGTTCCGTTTACGCTGGCAATCTTGCGCAGTTCCTCCAATACCCAGTCCTGCGTAATCTCAGTACGCTTCTCCCGTTCTTTCATGCGCTCTTGTATATATTCCGCAACCTTAGCATTTCTTAGCATCCTGCTTCCGTTAACTGCTGCCGTATCATCCTTTTTGCAGCTCGGATACGCCACCTTGTAAGCCCTGGTGGCATTAAGGTCAATTAGGTATTCATCTGCAAATATTTTCTGTTTTGGCGTTAATGCCATGGGCTCACCTTCTTTCATGCCATAAGGAAAGCGCCCAGATATCTGAGCGCCTGAAATGAGGTCTTTCTATTGCATTGATGATTCTGCCATCCTGCTTAAAGCTTCCTGTAGCACGGTAGAACAGCTAATATTGTTTTCTTCCACATAGGTGTTGAGCCATGCCGGGATGGTAAGCGTCTTCTTTACAGCTTTGCTTCCATACTTGGCAGCATACGAATCCATGTCCAATGCAACCATATTTACGAACTGACCAGGCTCCGTATTGATTACTTTAAAGTCAGATGCCTTTGGCGCCTTTTTTCCATCCTCAAGCTCTGACAACACCCATCCACTTGCAGCATCCTCTGCCATAAAAATAGCCTCCGCCATGTCGTCTCCGCCCGTCACACAGCCAGGGAGGTCTGGAAATTCCACAACATAACCGCCAGTTCCGTCTTCATAGGGTGTAAATATAGCTGGATAAACTAATTTCATTCATTCACCTCCTTTTAATGCAGGCATTTGGGGCTTTATAGCCCCGCCTGCTTGAGTATTGATTTTACAACCGTTAAGTTTATGTCTTTCCCTTTATGTTCTGGTATTGTAACCTTTCCCGGTTTTGTTGGATGCTTGTATTGGTGATGAGAACCAACTTGTTTTACTTCGTACCATCCATCTTGTAAAACCAATCTCTCTACTTCTCTAAACCTCATCTCCTCCCTCCTTCTGATTATATTATAGCACGTATAGCACGTATTGTCAATGGTTTTTTATACATATTATACGTATTTAAAAACAGTAAGGAAAGATATCCTGTGTACCCTAAGTTTCAATCACCGGAAAACAAACATAGGAAAAGAGCCGCCCAGAGGTGGCTCTTTTAGTAATACTTTATCTTATTTTCAAACGACTCTCTTGTATTCTAGCTTTTGTACAATATTTCTCACATAATAATCTAAGTAACTCTTTATCACCTGATGACATTTTAGGACCAGTTAATATTTCCACATCACTCAAGCTTTCATTAGTAAGCTTTAAATCCACATGGTCAATCGCTGGTTCAGCCCCCTTTTCCATTCTTTCAAGAGCCCTTTCAGGGTCTACTCCAAGTTCTTTGACGCCTGCATCAAAATAAACAAGTCTATAACGCCACTCAGACTGAAATCCCCATTCTTTTCGTTTATATTTTCCAACCTCGTTTAACTCCATCGTAAAATTTGTACCATTTATCTTCTGAATCGATGGATATATTTTCCCCTCATCATCTGTATATTCAACTGGTAAAAAAAACAAATTGAAAGCTAATGGAAGTATAGCATATCTATCATTTTCTGCAAGTTCTTTTGGAAAATATTTAGGTTTCAAATCGCTAATAGCTTGACTTTCCGGACTATAATCCCACTCATATGTTTCAAATGGAAATGCCTTAAGCCGCAATCGAATACCCGACATATCTCTTGTATACATATTCCAAAACGGAATGCTCTCTCTTGAATCGCTTGTCCAAGAACTTACAAATACATACTTCGCAAAGTTTTTAAAATCTCTTATTTCTGCTTCATCCATATCATCCATTTTTGTTAATGGATTAAATCTAATCATTCCACTTTTTAAAATAGAACTTAAAGAACTTAGATTTGTATAATGGTATAAATACTTTGGAAAATCCATGGGTTTCTCCTCCCCGCTTTTTCTTTCATCATACATCAAAAACCGACAAAAGAAAAGCCCCCGCCGCGCTGGCAAGGACTAATCCAAAGGAGAAAATCAGGGCACTGTAATATCTGTCCGAATAGCGGGGGCAGGATTTGAACCTGCGGCCTCCGGGTTATGGGCCCGGCGAGCTGCCAGACTGCTCTACCCCGCATTAGGCCCGGATGGGGGAACCGGACGAAATCTATTTATGGGGAGGAGGAAGTGGCTCTTTACACCACTTCCAGTCTACACTATAACACATCAAAAACGGACATTGTGGACAAAGCGGACAAACTTTATTTTTCTTCTAAGAAACGCTCGAATTCCTTCCTCACGCTGTCCGCTGTAGCTTTTCTTCCTAATTTAGCCGCCACTTCTCCCCACGAAAATTTCTGAAATATTGCATACCGAATAATACGCTGCATCCTCTGAGGAATTACATTCATCCAAGTCTCCACCTGCACCTTGATTCTTTCCGCATCCGCTTTTCGCTCCTCTAACAGACACTCGTAGGCCTCCAGTTCCCCTGGTTCGCTCACAACTGAGTAGGCCATCCCCTGAATCTTAAAGCTCTGGGCCGTATAAGGAAACTCCTTCATGGACCCGTGCACCCGGTCCTGCAAAATAGTCTTACGCTGCCGCTTAATCCTCCGTATATCCTCTTCAGTTTCCTTTATCAGCTCGCAGGCATCTATGTATTGGCTCAAAATATTCTTGTCCATCGGCATCACCTCCTCCCGCGTCCAGATACGGACACGCCCAGCACCCGTACCGTATCCTGCCCTTGTTGTTGCGCTGGCCATCACACCCGTGACGCCCGTTGTCTATGTAGCACTGTCTCATA